AGGTAAGAAAACTAAAGACGACATGGCTTCTTGTTCTATCCTTCCTGCTATGGCAGGGATTGTTCCTTACGAAAATATGAGTAGAGCCAAAGTATTAAGTAGGGCAATAAGAGCAAAAGACGGAGAGAATGTTAGAGATGAATTTAATCCTGGCCCTGCTACTAAGATGGCTATGGAGTTAGGAGATTTGTTTGAAAACGTCATTCTAGAGCGTTGTGTGTCCACTTTGGGACTACTCATGCCCGACTATGATGTCGATTATGCCGTACAGCATCAGGAGATACCGCTTCAAGGCTCAATGGACGGCTTTGCCTTCGCAGGAGATAAACTGCGTATAGAACACGATCCCGCTAAAGGCATTTATGTCATGGGGTCTAATCTAGCTGAAATGTCAGGCAAGGTTATCTTGGAATGCAAAGTAACCAGGGATTACCCCGAAGAAGAACCCAAGCTGTTTCGTGGGCCTATGCAACTGCAAGGCTTAATGGACATAGAAGGGGCGAAATGGGGTGTTTTGTGTGTGCTTTATCAGTCCACCACCTTAAGAATGTTCATTTATCATCGTGACGAAGTGATGGTAAAAGAAATTCATAAAATGGTTAAAGACTTTGATCGTAGAGTCCAAAATAAAGACCCCTATCCACCCGTTAATCCAAGCGAAGCCTTGACTATTTGGCAACAGGAAATAGTTAATACTATACTTGTTGAGTTACCCGAAGAAGCCGAAGATCAAATTGAATTGATTGAACTGGCTACTGAATCCATGAAGAAATGGACGGATATTAAAGAAGAAGCAACGGCTAAAGTGATGGCTATGTTGGAAGAAAATCCTTACGGGGAACTGTGGAAGGACAGACAGGGCCAAAAGGTCTGTTATCAAGTGCGTTGGCCCGTGAGACATTACAAGGCCCAAGAGGAAAAAGTAGTTCCTGCGAAGGACGCTTATTCCATACGTCAAAAGACCTTAAATATCAAAGAGGTGGTTTATGAAAATACTGAATAAAATACCTAAACGATCTAAATACGCTGAATACCTGGAAGCCTTAGAACCAGGTAAAGCAATAGCTGATCTGGATTATAAAACAGCGTATGGTTTGAGGGGTACTTTGTACAAACAGAACTGTAAACCAACGATGCTAAAACAAGCTGACGGCCTTTATACAGTGGGATTGGTTTCTAAGTAGTCTTGACTGGAAGGGGAGAGGGGCAACTCGTTTTGATAGATTTTTTATTCTTGGAGAGAATGATAGTTGCCCCAAATTCCTAATAGACCTTAAGTTTCATACACCAAAAGTCAACTATTCTTCAATCGGTTTTAATACGGGAGCGTTATTCAACTCTTCTAACGTCTTTTGTAACGACTCAAATTCTTCTTCTTTAGTGGGTGGAATCTCAAAAGTGTAATGCTTTTGATGGCCTGTATTAGCTACAAATAAGCACACCTTCTCTGGATAAAATACCAGGGCATAAATATCATTTCTGGATTTGTAATACTGTTCGGTTCGTTGGGGTCTATTGGCATGAAAACGATACCTTAAACCACCTTTGGTCTTGGTTTGTGAGACTGTTTTAACTTGCACTTTATAGAGTCGGTTATTGTGATCCAGAATAAGATCGTAAGGGGTGGTATGTGAGCAATTCGTAACAAAATCACACCATTCAATCAACACGCTTTGCACATAACTCTCGCCCAACGCTCCTAACCTGGAATTGTGATTGTTTATTTTAGTTTTAGTTTTGTTTCCCATACATCCTTGTCTGCCGTTTCCAATAAATGAGCGTTATAAATAGCACGTTCTCCCACTTGTTTTGCGTAACGGGAATCAAGAACTTGCTTTCCTGCTTCTTCCCATTTTTTTTCTTCAATGGCTTTAAGCATTTTTTTAAATTCTAAGAGGGTAGGCAGACCCAGGTTAAAACACATATCAGCTAATACTAATTGAGCGTTTACGGGCAGATCGGGAAAATCTTCAAATACATTTTCCAACTCTTCAATCGTGTTGTGAATATCATTGGTTAAAAGATACATGGCTTCCTCGGTGGTTATGCCATTATCTTCAATGTTGCGGCCTACGCCCAAAGTTAATTTACCCTGGGGGCATTTATAGGGTTTTAGCCTTAAACCCTCTCTGGCGATCAGGTGTGCCTTTAAGGCTTCAATCATTTACCGAATTTGCCCTTAATCCATTCGATACCATCATCAATGATATGAAACCATTGTCGATAGACGAACAAACCTAAAGCAAATCCAAGTATTATCCAAAATAAAATTTCCATTTTATCTCCTTGTTATTACTAAAATCATTAATATTAAAATCATAAAAAATAAGACAGCTTCGTTCATTTTTCTCTTGCCACTCCCTGCATTTTTTCATACGTTCTCAAACCACCCAGGCCCAACATCCCCATCAGAATTGTTGAAAGCTGTGCAAATTCAAACTCAGGTAAATCAACCTCTATTCCATTGGCTTTTAAAATGAATACCAAAAGAGGTTGGACAATAAAGTGATAGGCCATTGAGATTGAACATATCCAACCCACTGAGGGCCGCCATCCCGCAACGAACATATTTTGGCTTGCCGCTTCCTGTTTATTAACCTCAACTTGAGCCAAATTAGCTTCGTGAAATGCCATGTTCATTTCATGGCGTAGTTGATCTCTTAAAGTTTTATCGGGTATGAACTTCCCTAAAACTTTGTCTGCGATTCCGATTACTGATTCGGCGATAGACATTATTTTTCCAGTAATAAAGAATCTACTTTAGCGTCTAAACGATTTATTGAATCTATGATGGAAGTTTGTTGAGTTAATATCCTTGACACATCTTCTGCTAGGTCTTTTTTTGTTACATACATTTTTGCTACCTCTAACTGCCCATGTGACATTGAAGTTTTGGTTTCATCAATCAGCTTTTCGTTTCGGCGTATTGAAAACCAAATCGGAGCCAATACCAGGGTCACGATCACGTTCCATATTAGGTACGCATTAACTTCCATCTTCCTGACTTTCTAATAAATCCATCAATTCCTTTTGTTTGAGTCTAAAATGATCCTTCTTCATATTAAATTCATTGACCGAAGCCGCTAAATTATTAACCTGGTTTTGTATAGCTTGCATTTGTACTGCTAATTCATACTGTTCATCGTTTAAATCAGTTGATTTAATTTTTTCGCCTTCATCGCCAGGCACTTCGATTTCAAACTCGACTCTATCAACCATACCTCTCTCCTTTTATTTAATTAATTGTTTTTGCTTCTTTCGTTGGGTTAATCTGTTCTGCGATATTGGCATCTAAATTGTCTTTTAGTGTCTGAACCCGATCTTCGCCCATCGTATCTTCAACCCAACCCGTAGTAATCGCATTGGTTAAATCAGCAAACGCAATAAAGCCTGGCAGGTCGCCCAAAGTTAGATATTCAGTTCCATATACGCTCGCTGTATAAGGCACATCTTCTCCTTTAACTTCGTGGGTTTCTGAACTGGTCGCATTTAGTCGCCAATGAACCACATAAACCACGTCTTGTTCGTCCTCGTATTCGGGATAAACGTCACAATTTTTGCAGTACCATTCATAACTATTTGCCATTTCTTTCCCTCTTAATTACGCATTTTCCAATGCAGTTACTTTTTCTTCTAATTCTTGAATTGCTTTAATAAGAATAGGAACAAATACTGAATATTTTATTGCCTTCTTTTCTGTTTCTTCATCTTCAAATACTAAAGAAGGAAATATACTTTCTAATTCTTGAGCAATCATTCCAATTTGTTTATCGCTTTCTCCAATTAAGTTAAAATTTCTGACCTTAACTTGTTTTAAATCACTTAACTTATCTGTCGCATCAACTATGTTTTCTTTTATAGTTGCATCAGAAGTTGAACCATAAGAATTATTTGTGTTAGTAATGTTTCCATTAGAATATATATTAACGTGAACTGTATCTGAACCCGATGCTCCACCTACACCCTGCAAGAAATAACGAGTAGTATCATTAGGATTGCCATTTAATCTTAAATGAAGTCCGTATTGCTGTGCTGCTGTACCCGTGTGTTCAAAAGCCACAACTGCTGTATTTCCCTCGGCAGAAGAAACTTTTAATCTTTCATTATATGAAGTTAATCCAATTCCCACGTTCCCCGAAGAATCCAGTCGCATTCTTTCTGTGTCGCTAGTAAGCCAAACAAAGAGGTTATCGGTGTGACCATATTGAATTAAACCTGGCGTGCCGCTTCCTGT